TAGGTTTGCAGGCTATCTATCCATCGGCTGCTACTTATCCACCGGCTGCTACATTTCCACTGGCTGCTACATATCCACTGGCTTGTACGGGTCGATGGCGACCGCCGTGCCGTCGATGTAAGCGCGCGGCAGCGGGGCGTTGAACTGCCATCGGTCGCCGATCTAGAACCCGAACGTAAGCCGCGCGCGGTTGTCGGCGATGTCGGGGTTGCCAACGGTCGAGCCGACGAGCTCCATCACCTCGTCGCCCGCCCCGACCGCGTTCATCTGCGAGGCCTCGACCTGGACCGTGTCGCCGACCTCGAGCAGCAGCCCGTCGTGGAGGTGGGTGGTCCAGCGGTGGTTCGGGAACAGGCTGGGGTCGCCGTCGGCGGCGCTGCCCATGGTAGCGCCCAAGGACCTGACTGCTGCTCGGCGATTACATTCGATTATCGTCGAGCTCGGGACGGTGGGGGCTGCTTGGCTCATCGGGTTGCTTAATGTGGAGCTAGACTATCTAAGCCGACACCGAAACCTGTCCGTTGCGGAGCATGAAGTCGCGCTCAACCGTCGCGAACATCCGCACCGTGCGCGCGGCGAGGTCGCCCGCAACGTAGTTGCAGGTCTCTTCGAAGCGGATCGGGGCTTGCCCTATCAGCGTGCCCGCGCCAGGGACGTTCATCGGCGTGGTGGTGAGGTCGACCCCGAGGAAGTGCTGCTGGGCCCGAAGCGCTTCCTGCGACTTGCCCTCCAGCGTTGAGGTCACGATGCCACTGTTGTCGATGGCGTAGCTGTCGTCGTCGGCCTTGACCTGCCCGTTGTAGCTGTACTCGGCCTGACACACGTTGAGGTCGGTGCTGAACACCTGCGAGAGCTGGTGCTGGTGTCGGGACTCGCTGGTGATGGGGCGGGCGTAGATGGGCGAGTCGTTGACCCGAAAGTTGACGGCGCTCGGCTTATGGGGCGCGGCGGCGCTGTACGCCCCGAGCAGGCCGTTGAGGGCGGCAGGCCGCTCGTGGATGACGAGGTTGCGCACCCGCCGACCCGCAAGTCCGATGTCGCGGGTCTGCCGCACCGACCCAGCGGCCACGGCGGCGGGGTACTGCGCCGTGGTCAGCACCTGGTCCTCGTACGGGATGCTGAGCCCGGTCTCGCTCATCGTAAGCTTGGCGGTCTGGTTCATCTGCTCCTGCGTGTAGGTCAGGTAGTCGGCGATGAACTTCAGGTTGGCGCTGCCGACCGAGCACGCCGTGCCCGCGGCCGAGAACAAGCAGAGCGTGCCGTCGGCCGCCGACTGCTGGTGGAACGTGAGCTCGACCGAGACGGGCTCGGACATCAGGAAGAGCGGGAGCTGGACGTTGCGCATGAACCCGAACAGCTCGGACAGCTTGACCGTCCAGACGGGGGTGTCGACCGTCGAGGTCTTTAGCTTGAACTGCGGCGGCACGGTGGCGGCAGTCCCCGCAGCATCGTACACCACGTCGCGCACCTGATACCTCCCGTCGCCCGCGGAGTCGGGGCACATCGCGTCGATAGTGCCGACCTTGACCATGTCCTTGCCCGACTTCTCCTCCATGGTCTTGAACTGGCGGCGGACGGTCTGCAGGTACGCGTAGTCCTGCGAAGTCGCTAGAACCTTCGTGCCGACCTTGAGCACCGCCTGCTTGATCGCGGCGTGCGCCCCCGTGCGAAGCGGCAGGAAAGCACCCCCCGCACCCCCCGCGGCATCGGGGTGGATGCTCAGCGTGATGACCGAGTTCTGGTCGAGGATGCCCTTCTTCTCGAGCACGAACCGCGCGAACGTCGGGGTTGCGATGATGGGGTCGAGCACCGAGGTCTCGATGTGCATTGACGACACGACGGGGGACGGCGCGGTCATCAGTATCGACGGCAGATTCGGGCGGCTCATTTGCTTTCGGTGGAGAGAAAATAAGCCTCAGTTTGCCACGGCGATGCCGTTGGGCGAGTAGCTAAGCACGTTTTTGGCCAGCACGTAGGTGAACACCGAGTTCGGGCTGGAGCCGTCGAGTGCGCTCCGCAGGCGGACCGAGTAGTTGGTGTTCCTGAAGTTGACCCCGACGCGGCTGACCGGGTCGAAGTTCACCCCCGCGCCGAACACGGGGCTGTCGCCCGCCAGGGTGGCGACGGGGGGCTTCTGCCCTGTGGCGGGGTTGACCCGTGTGCCGAGGCCGAACTCGGTGGCGGTGCTCAGCAGCGTGTGGTTCATCTGCGGGAGCGGCTTGATGGCATCGACGAACGGTTTCGCTAGAGCCGTCTGCGGCCGCCCCTCTTCGCCCTGGGTCTGAACGTCGACCTCGAAGTCGATGGGGAACTTGAGCCCCGCCTTCATGAAGCTCACCTCGCGGCACGGTGCGTCGATTAAGTACGTCCCCGCGCCCGCGGTGTCGTTGCGCAGCCGCGGGGTCTGAAAGCTGTCGTAGCTGTAGTTGTTCTGGTACGTGCTCGGCAGGAAGTTGTGGATGACCGACAGCGTGTTGCTAGTCCCGAAGTTGAACGACTGCGTGATGTCGGAGGCGTTGATGACGGAGAACAGCGACGACACCGAGTTGTAGGCTATTGCGCCCGAGGCGGGCACGGCCATCCCCGCCCGCGTGGTCTCGTCGGGGATGAGCAGGTCGTAGCTCAGCGACAGGTCGCGGAGCTCGTACTTCGCCCCCGTCAGGTTCGGGGCGGCCGCCGACCCGCTGCCGTAGAGCACCATCGAGTCGGGCGCGAGCTCGAGCTGGATCTGGAGGCCGCGGAAGCCGTTCTGGCCCAGCGGGATGGGCACGGCGGAGTTGAACACGCCGTTGAGCAGCGGGATGGAGAAGTCGAGGTCGTTGTTGACCAGCACCCCCGCCTGCCTGGCGCGGCTCGCCTGACACCCCGACTTGAGCTGGAGGTTGGAGTCGAAGTCGGTCTGCGAGTGGGTCACGGGGTACACCGAGGCCAGGTAGCGGCCGTAGCTTCGCACGTTCTCGAGCGTTTGGTTCTCGAGCGAGGTGACGGTGACCTGCTGGATGCACGACTGCACCCCCGTCCGCGCGTTGAGCTGGAGGTCGTAGAACGCCGCGCCCGCGCGGTTGCCGTTTGCGGCGGTGGTTGCGTCGCGCCCGTTGTTCGGGTACGCCCCCGCCGGGGTCTGCACCCGCAGCGTGCCGTTGAGCCGCAGCGTGCTCCCCGCGAGCAGCTTGTCCTGGCTCGCAATCATGAACTGGACGATGGGGTTGCCACCGGCAAAGCTGTACGACGCGTTGGCGGGCGGGTTCAGTGGGAGGGTCTCGACCTTCTCAACGGCATCGATGCTCATCGCGGCCATTTGATGTCGCCCGAGAAAATAAAGGGCCTGCGTCTAGACGGAGACCCTTACCCCCGACGGCGAGATGTTCATCGACCGAAGGTGGCAGATCCAGTGGTCGAACGCCTTCTGGGTGGTCGCGGCCGTGTACTCGACCCGCAGCCCCAGCGACCCTGCCTGGAGGTCGAACACGTTGCCGTACCTGCTCCAGGCTCGGCCAATCAAAAACTTGTCGGGGATGCCGTGGAGGTCGCGCACCGCGTACCCGCAGTTGCCCAGCGCCTTCTCGATCTCGATGGCGGCGAGCGCATCGTTCTTGGCCGGGGTCTGTGTCGCGCGGAAGATGTCGACGGGGCGGTTGGGAACGAGCTCGCCGTCGAAGCTGAACTGGTAGTTCTGCTGCCCGTCGACCGCCCCGCGGAACGACGACACCTCGATGTCGCGCTCCTGCGCCGTGTCGAGCGGCAGGCTCAGAATCGAGTACGCCATGGTCTGGTCGGCGGGCACGAACTGGTTGGAAACGCCGTTGGTCGAGTTCAGGTTGACACGGTACAGCGTCTGCGTCTTGTAGGTCATCGTCATGCCCTTGCTCGACTGGATCTGCTTGAGCATCGCCGCGGCGTAGGCGGGCGGCGGGTTGACCGTCGGCACGACCATCTCGAGGTCGGAGATGACGTAGGAGATGGGCACGTTGTCGATCAGGCTGTCGGCGGGCACGTTGGCGGTTGTGAACGTTGACAGGCGGTCGGCCTGCTTGTAGAACACCCTAGAGTCGGCGGGGTACGCCGTGGCGAGAGCCGTGTTGAGGGCGCGGTCTGGGATGTACGTGATTTCGAGGTCGCCGTCGCCGTCGGCGGCAAACTTGGTGATGATGCCGAGGCTCTGCGGCAGCGAGCCGTCGGCTACCGCGATGTACAGCATGTCACCAATGCAGAGCGGGTTGTTGTCCTCGGGTGCGGCGCCCCGATTCACGATGCGGGCCGCCCCAGTCCCCTTGACCGCCATCGTGAACACGCTGTCGGTGCCCGCCTTCGAGTCGTCGGTGTCCGCCTTGGCCGTCTTCGAGAACAGCCACTGCTCCGCCGCCGTCTTGTCGGTCTCGAGCCCGAGGTTGGTCGAGGTCTGGAGCGAACGGAGCTTGGAGTCGAGGTTCATCTGAAGCCGCAGCCCCGAGGTCGCCCCCACGGGGAAGATCTTGTCGGCCTGCGGGCCGATGAGCCCCGAGTAGATGGGCTGCTCGATCTGGAGCGTCTTGGCGGTACGGTTCGCGGTGACACCCCCGCCCGTCCAGTCGCCCGCAGCGCCGTAGTACAGCTGGCTGTCCACCCCGCCGCCGCCCTGGGGCGACACGCCCTGGAACATTGTGCGGGTGGCCTCGATGGAGTCGTTGCGGTCGTACTGCCACCAGCTCGCAATGAGCGCGTCGTAGTCGTCGCACTCCTCGAGCGTGGTCTGCGCCGACCCGTCCTGAAGGCGGTAGTTGCGCCACAGCGACTGCACTCCCCCGCGCGGGTCGGGCCGGGCGTACCCGCGGCCCCGCATCTGGATGTCGTACTTGAGCACCACGCCGCGCGGGTCGATGAAGCCTAAGTACTGCGGAATCAGGAAGCGCACCTGGGTCTGCGAGTCGGGCTCGTAGTTCACCTGGGCTTCGGGCTTGATCGACATCAGCTTCGACGGCACGTAGGTCATCCCCGACGCTTGCTTCGCCTTAAACATTTGATGTACCCCGAGACAAAAGTAGGGGCGGCTAGAATGCGGTGACGCTGGCGGGGGCATCCACGACCCCGTCCACGTTCGGCATCACGTTCTCTGCCCGCGCCGACGCGGTGATGGGCGCATTGATTTTGGACGGGTCGGGGGTCGACGGTGGCGAGTGGCTCGTGAACAGCTCGTACAACCCGAAGCCGATGGCTGCCGCAGCGCCGAGGATGGGCACCGCCTCCAGCGCCACGGTGCCGACGGCGGCGGCGGCTGTGCCGACGGTGGAAGCAGTGGTGGTTGCGGCGGCTGCGGTGGCCGTCGCCGCGTCGACCGCGGCCGAAGCCGCACTGCCCGTGACCGCGTCGCCAAAGTCGAAGGACGCGGCGTAGGCTGCGTCGGTCTCGGTGGAGGCCTCACCGCCCGCCGCCTCGGTGTCGGCGGCTGCGTCGGTGGATGCGGCCGGTGCGGC